CGTTTGTTGTAAACTTTGGGGTTTACAGCGCGGAAAGTGTCCCATGCCTTTTGGAAGGATATTCCAGCCGACACCGCTAGCGCGGTAACGCCGCAATTCGGGCCTTTGCGCTGGTCGGTTGGGTTTTGAAATAGCTGGTTAAGTTTTGTCATGATTAAGCCCCCGTAAATGAAGAGGGGTGAGCATGGCGCAAGCGATAAGCGCGGCCTGTGCTTTCGTCTGTGATAAGAAATTCTGCTGGGTCTAAACGTAAATAGCGGCAAATCTGAACAATGATTGCTTTTGCTTGGTCGTTTGTGTGCGCCTTTGCAGTATCGCTTGTCACTGCAAAGCGAGCTGTAGAAAGCTCGGTAATATCTCGAACGGTGTTTTTTATAATAAGCATTTCAAGCCCTCCTCAAAGCTAAGATTCTTTAGCATTACAGGAAAGGATTGCCGCTTGTCAATGGGGGAAAGCAAAAAAAATGCAAAAAAGTTTACAGGCTGGCAATAAAGCTATATTCTGCAAGGGATTGCGGATGCGTTGCTGTTGCTTGGTTTTATGGGATTGGATGCCTTGAGAAGTATATTTGAACGCGCACAGTTTACAGTTCTTCCCACGCGGCATAGCTATAGCATACTGCCAGACGTGCAACACGCCAAGCTTTATTGTGCAGTGCAACAGAGCATTGTGCATTGCAACATGGTGCAGAAGCGCCACAGTGTTGCAGATTTGCCGCCACAATTAATGGCAGGGGGGGCTTGCTTTAGACCCGACACCCCCAAGGTCGCGCGGCCCACTATATGTATGTTAATAGCTACTTAACGAGACACAGACATGACTAAACTCACAAAGCAAAGAACAGACCTAATCCTCGCTGGCTTGGCAGACGGGCATAGCATTGCTGATGTGTGCAAGGGCATTGGCATATCGAGGACGGCTTTCTACAAGCGTATGAAGAACGATTCTGAGTTTGACGTAGCTGTGAAGCAAGCGCAGCAGTACAGCGCTGAGAAAGCTCTGGAAGAACTGGACAAAGTATTTGACGATGCGCTGCACCGTAGGAAGGATTACGATACTGGGGTGTTGCGAGACTATGCGCACCATGTGCGGTGGAAGGCCAGCAAGATATTGCCGGAGCGTTTCGGAGACCAGAAGAACCGAGCTGGTGTTGAGATAGGCGATGGTACTGTGAAGATACTGTGGGAGACAGACTAATGAAATGCCCTAATTGCGAAACAACAATGATACATGGCGGCGACCACGATGACGAGGATATGGACGGGCGTGAATACATAGCTAGTAATCTGAGCTGCCCCAACTGCGATACATTTATGCTTATTTACACGCCTATAGAGGACTCAGATGGAAGTAAAGATACCTTATAAGCCTCGTCCTATTCAGGGCGATATGCACAAGGATTTGAAGCGCTGGAACGTGCTGGTCATGCACAGACGCTTTGGCAAAACTGTTTGGGCTGTTAATCACATGATAAAACGTGTGCTAACTAATCCGCTACCTAGGCCCAGGGTTGCTTTGATTGCCCCCACCTTTACGCAAGCGAAGCGTATCGCATGGGATTATGTAAAATATTATTCTGGCGTGATACCTGGCGTTACCTTTAACGAGACTGAGCTGCGAGCTGACTTTCCTAACGGCGGTAGAATAACCCTCTTATCAGCAGAAAACCCAGATAGCTTGCGTGGTATTTATTTAGATGATTGTTTCTTTGATGAGTATGGTATGCAAAATCCAAGGGTATGGGGGGAGGTTGTGCGACCCGCCCTATCCGACAGGCAGGGGTCGGCTACTTTTTTAGGTACACCCGCAGGGCATAATCATTTTTTTGATATGCTAGCGTCTGCGAAGAAGGAGATGGCGGAAGGCTCTGAAGACTGGTATTATAGAATATGTAAAGCCAGCGAGTCTGGTATTGTGAAGCAAGAAGAGCTGGCGGCAGCTCGCGCTTCTATGACTGAGGAACAGTACGAACAAGAGTTTGAGTGTTCCTTTACCGCAGCCATAATAGGTGCGTACTATGCTAAGTTGCTATCCGATGCTGATGATAACGGACGAATTACGCGAGTGCCGTATGACCCAGCTTATCCTGTGCACACTGCATGGGATTTGGGTATAAATGATAGTACCGCCATTTGGTTTGCGCAAAGCTTTAGAGGTGGCGCAGTAAATGTCATTGATTATTATGAAAGCTCTGGAGTGGGCCTCGACCACTACGCAGACGTGTTACGGCAAAAAGAGTACAAGTACGGCGACCATCTTGCGCCGCACGATATCGAAGTGCGTGAGTTGGGTTCGGGCAAAAGTAGACTGGAGACGGCATACACGCTAGGGATTAGATTCCGCGTAGTTCCTAAAATGAAAGTTGCAGATGGAATAAATGCAGCTAGAATGATGTTACCCAAAGTGTACTTTGACCGTGACAAGTGCGAGGTGGGGTTAGAATGTTTAAGACAATATAGGCAAGACTGGGATGATAAGAGACAAATTTTTAGAGACCACCCGCGCCATGATTTTACGAGCCATGCGGCGGATGCCTTTCGTTATTTGGCGGTGGGACTACAAAATAGAGATATGGCGGTTAAAGCTCCACAGATGGTGGCAGAGAATGATTACAACCCATTTGCGGTTTAAGTAGAAAAAACCTATAATACAAGCAGTATTTTATTGACAGGAGATATCTATGGGATTCATGCGGCCCAAAACACCTACCCCTCCACCACCTCCTCCGCCACCTCCAGTGGCAGAGCCAGAGGACATGGAACGTTCTGTTGCCTTGGCAGAAGAAGAAACGACTCGCCAGCGCCGTGCGCGTAGAGGGCGTGGTTCTACTATTGCTGCTGGCGGTATGCTTGGCAGCGGCGCAACGCCTACTGGTACACCAACCTTATTGGGGTAAATTATGAGTGAACTCACCAAGTCTCTTATTAGCCGCTTTGAACACATCAAGGGGCGTAGAGATAATTGGGATACACATTTTCAGGAACTAGCTGATTTTATGTTGCCCCGTAAGGCTGATATTGTGCGCAAGCGCAGTAGAGGCGAAAAGCGTATGGAGCAGATATTTGATGGTACAGCTCTTCAGGCTGTAGACCTATTATCAGCTTCCCTTCACGGTATGCTAACCAGTGGGGCTACCCCGTGGTTTCATTTAGATATGAAAAACGCCACAGTCGGTAGAGATGATGATGTGCAAGAGTGGCTAGAAGATACCAGCCAGCGCATGATACGGGCCTTTAACCAGTCAAACTTTGAAACAGAAGTCCATGAAATGTATGTGGACTTAGTTGTGTTTGGCACGGGCTGTATGTTTATTGAAATGGATGAGGGCAACCTTCGTTTCAGTACACGGCATATATCTGAGTTTTATGTAACTGAGAACCAATACGGGGTTGTTGATACTGTTTTTAGAAAATACAGCATACCAGCTCGTCAGGCCGTACAGCGGTTTGGGATAGAGAATGTTGGTGAGTACATTTCAAAGGTGCACGAAAAGAAGCCGGACGATGAAGTAGATATTCTTCATGCGGTGCTGCCTAGGGCAGAGCGTGACACTCGCAAGCGTGATAACAAGAACATGGCCTTTGCTTCATATTATATTGATATGGAGTCTAAGAAGCTAATGTCTGAGTCTGGCTTTGAGGAGATGCCGTACATTGTACCGCGTTTCTTAAAAGCAACAGGCGAAGTTATGGGTAGAAGTCCTGCAATGGTTGCTCTTCCAGATGTTAAGATGCTGAATCTTATGTCGAAAACAATCATTCAGGCCGCACAGAAGCAGATAGACCCACCACTGCTCGTTCCCGATGACGGGTTTATTCTGCCTGTGCGTACCCAGCCAGGGGGCTTAAACTTCTATAGAGCTGGCACAAGAGACCAGATTACGCCGTTACAGTCTGGGGCAAACATCCCGATTGGGCTTAGCATGGAAGACCAGCGCCGGATGGCTATTCGTTCTGCCTTTTATGTAGACCAGTTATTGTCGGGCTCTTCACCTAACATGACAGCTACGGAAGTTATCCAGCGCCAGGAAGAACGTATGCGCGTTATTGGCCCTGTTCTCGGCAGATTAATGAACGAGATGTTGCGTCCAATGATTGACCGTGTTTTTGCGTTAATGTTGCGTGAGGATATGTTGGCTCAGCCGCCAGAGATTATCCAAGGCACAGATGTTGATATTGAATATATTTCACCATTGGCCCGTGCGCAAAAGTCCAGCTCTCTTAACAGCACAATCAAGGCCCTTGAGGTTCTTATGCCTCTGGCGCAAGCGCTTCCTGTTAATGACCACATCGACCCTGATGGCCTTGTGCGCCATATTACGGAGTCGCTTGGTGTGCCGAAGACTACACTACGTTCCCAGCGTGAAGTAGACGAGACCAGAAAGCAAAGAGCCGCAGCCGAACAAGAGGCTATGGAGCGCCAAGCATTAACCCAAGACGTATCTGATGCAGCTCAAGCTGCCCAAGCCGTGAGAATGGTAGGGGAATAATCGTGAAAGAAATTGAACAGCTTAGAGAGATGTACCGTCAAACCTTTGAAAGTGACAGTGCGTCAAAAGTGTTAACGGATTTGGAGGCTCGCTGTAACTGGCGGTCTTCAAGTTATGTAGCTGGCGATGCCAATGCTACAGCTTTCGAAGAAGGAAAACGTGCTGTTATCCTTCATATCTATAATATGTTACAGGAGTAATTATGTCAGAGGGAAACATCGAACAGGTAGCCCAGCAAGAAGCACCGCTGCAAACGCCAGCGGAAGTTGCTTCCGGCGGGTCTGGTGACGATTTTTTACAGATGATACCAGAAGAGCTACGTCAAGACCCAAGCTTAACGCCTATAAAGAATGTAGAGAACTTGGCTCGGTCTTATGTAAACGCACAAAAGTTAATTGGCGCAGACAAAATACCTATGCCAGTAAACCCTTCGGATGAAGATTTAGACCGTATTTATGGCAGACTGGGCAGACCTGAGACCCCAGATGGTTATGAAATACAAGCTGATGGAACTGTTGTTACAGAAGATGTTGCGAGTAATTTCAGTGACATAGCACATAAACTCCGTCTTAATCCTCAGCAAGCGCAGGGTATTCTTGACTATTATCGCTCAAGTATGGAGCAAAGCACTGAGCTTATGGGTCAAGAAACTGAGCAAGCAAAGCAGCAAAGTGAAGCGGCTTTGAGACAGGAATGGGGCTTGGCTTACGACCAAAAGGTTCAGTCTGCTGCAAAGGCAGCGCAAGAGTTCGCTGGTGAAGATGTGTTTAATTTGCAACTAGCAGACGGAAGTTCTCTAGGAAATAATCCTGAATTTGTTAAAGCATTTGCAAAAATCGCAGAATTTAGGCAAAATGTAACCAGTGAAGATACTGTTGCAGAAATATCACAATCAAATGTGATGACTCCTGCAAATGCCCAGTCTGAGATTGACGCGATTATGAACGACAAGACTCACGCTTACTGGGATAGAAGAAACCCAACGGGTCGCCAGAAGGCGGTTGAACGGGTACAGTTTTTAATGGAGCAACTTCATGGATGAGTTGTCTCCAGAAGGAATACGTCTTGAGTGCTTACGGCTCGCTGTTGAGTTTGGTAGCGCAAGAGATTTAAAAGAACCTGACACTCTGGCAGAGAAATACTACCAGTTTGTTATGCAGGGTAGCGAGGAAACTCGTCCTGAAGACAATCGGATAGACGATAGCCCTACGAAGGCTCAAAAGTCTAGGCGTGTCCGTAAGGGTAGCACACCGCAATAAGCACAAATGTAAACCTGTAGAAAAGGAGGGACATTATGTCCTTACAAGTAACTACGGCATTTGTACAACAGTATTCTGCTAACGTGCAGATGCTTTCACAGCAGATGGGTTCTCGTCTGCGTGATGCGGTGCGTGTTGAGAATATGGTTGGCAATAATGCCTTTTTTGACCAAGTTGGTAAGGCGACTGCGCAAAAGCGTACAACTCGTCATGCTGACACTCCACAGATTGATACCCCCCACGCTCGCCGTAGGGTGTCTCTTGTAGACTACGAATACGCTGACCTGATTGATGACCAGGACAAAGTTCGTATGCTAATTGACCCGACATCAGCTTATGCGCAAGCAGCGGCTGCTTCTATGGGTCGTGCGATGGATGATGAAATTATCGCATCTGCTCTAGGCAATGCTTTCACAGGAACGACTGGCTCGACTTCGACAGCTCTTCCGGCTGGTCAGCAGATTGCTAACGGTGGTGCTGATATGACTCTAGATAAGCTGCGTGAAGCTAAGAAGAAGCTTGACCTAGCTGATGTAGACCCATCAATCCCTCGTTACATCGCTGTAGGGCCAGACCAGATTGAAGCGCTTTTGGGTAGCACAACTGTTACTTCATCAGACTTTAACACTGTTAAGGCTCTTGTTCAGGGTGAGATTGATACCTTCATGGGTTTCCGTTTCATTGTTTCTAACCGTTTGTCTAAATCTGGCGACATCCGTTCATGCTTTGCATGGGCAGAGGATGGTCTTGCTCTGGCAGTCGGCAAAGATATCATGGCTCGCATTGACGAGCGTAGCGACAAAGGCTACGCAACTCAGGTGTACTATTGTATGTCTATTGGCTCGACTCGCATGGAAGAAGAAAAAGTTGTCCAGATTGACTGTGACGAAGCTGCTTAAGGGAGAAATGAATTATGACTACTAAAGATTCAACCCTCGTAGCAAACTTTGAAGCTACTCCTCCTGTTGCAAACGATGCTCATAATCTGCATGGCGTTATGCGTGTAGCCCAGGGCACTATTGCACTAGCCACAACTGACTCAGACTCAGGCGACATTGTGATGCTTGCACCAATTCCAAGCAACGCTTCTGTACCTTCCATTCAGGTTGGCTCAGACGCGCTTGGTGGCTCATGCGCATTTGACATCGGCATTTACACAACTGCTGGTGCAGTTAAAGATGTTGACGCATTTGCAAGTGCTGTTGCTGATGGTGCTGGTATGGCTGAGGTTCGCTTCGAAGCTGCTAACATTACCACTGCTGGTCAGCAAATGTACGAACTTGCTGGTGATAGCGAAGACCCAGGTGGTTTCTACTACGTTGCGGCAACAATGACCGCTGCTGGTGGAACTGCTGGAGATATGTCTTTCATTATCCAGTACGTTGTAAACTAAGCAAACCATTGAAGGGGCGGCGCTTGTCGCCTCTTCTTCCTTCGGGGGAAGGCAAGGGGATGCAGTTTAATGGCGATTTCCGCTATGATTTAAAAGTAGGTCAGCTAGAGGAGAGGTGGTTGGCTGAACTATTGCAATCGAAGACCTTAGAGGTCAAAAGAGATTTCAAGGCTTCACAGACTGGTCGAGTGTTTGTGGAGTTTTTTTGTAGGGGAAAGCCCTCTGGTGTTGCCACAACTGAGGCAGACCATTGGGCATTTGTACTTAATGATGGTATTGTTATAATACTACCAACTGAACGCTTAAAGGAGCTGGTTGTAGAAGCCAAGGAGAAGGGTAAGACCATCTCAGGTGGTGACAGCAACGTAAGCCAAGGCGCGTTAATAAATCTTGAGAGGTTAGTGAAGTAATGCCTTCCGTTGTTGATATATGTAATGAAGCTATGGATTTGTTGGGTACAGCAACTATTATCTCGCTGACACAAAACTCCAAAGAAGCTAGATTGTGCAACCGCAGATTTGATACTGTGCGGGATGCTGTGTTGCGAGCACATCCTTGGAATTGTGCAATCGTCCGGCAGCGGTTAGCTAAGAATACAACAGCGCCCGTATTTGGTTTTGCAAATGCGTTTACATTGCCAACAGAGCCTTATTGTTTGCGTGTGTTATCTTTGTTTACATCTAATGTGGATGGAGATATTGCGCCGTATGATACGCAAGCCATGTTTAAGATTGAGGGCAGAAACGTACTAACGGATGAGGATATCTGTAGGATTATCTACATAGCCAGAGAAGAAGACACAGAGCTGTACGACTCTCTTCTGTCTAACACTATGGCCCACAGATTAGCCGCTGACCTAGCATATAATATCACGGGCAGCACAAGCGTAGCTCAGCAAATGTTTGGGCTGTACGAATCTCGTTTAAGAGAGGCTAGGTCTATGGACGCTATCGAGGGCAAACCAGACAGGATTATCACAGAAGACTTTACGAACATAAGGTTCTAGGCTATGGCTCGCGTATCCACCATTCTTACCAACTTTCGGTCTGGGGAGCTGTCACCACGCTTAGAAGGTCGGGTAGACTTACCTAAGTATAATGAAGGTGTGCAAACCTTACAGAATATGTTGAGCTTTCCGTCTGGGGGTATTACGCGCCGCCCAGGAACATACTTCGCTGGTCGCAGCAAGGATGGTGGCAAGGTGCGGCTTATTAGCTTTGAGTTTAGCGATGAGCAAGCCTATATCCTAGAGTTTGGTGCTAACTATATTCGTTTCTTTAAAGATGGCGGCATACTAACTGAGGCTACCACGGCTATTACAGCTATTACACAAGCTAACCCTGCTGTAGTTACAGCCGCTTCACATGGCCTGTCTAATGGCGATAGAGTATTTATAACCAGTGTTGCCGGAATGTCTCAGGTTAACAACCTTGAGTTTACAGTGGCTAACTCCACAACAAACACTTTCGAGCTGTCTGGTATCAACAGCACGGGTTTTGATGCCTACACATCTGGCGGAGCTGTAGGTAAGATTGTAGAAGTGACTACGACTTACAGCGTTACTGATATCTTCGAGATTAACCACGCTCAGTCTGCTGATGTTGTATTCTTGGCACACAAAGACCATGAGCCAGCTAAGCTTACAAGAACCACAGCAACATCATTTACTTTGACAGACATAGACTTTGTAGATGGCCCGTACCTAGACGAAAACATAACTAGCACCACTCTGTACGCTTCTGCTGATACAGGCAGTGTAACTATCACGGCTTCCGCAAACTTATTCACAAGCGCGGATGTGGGTAGACTTATTAGATTTAGAGAGGTGTTGGAGATTACCTACTCTGAATGGGAGGCCAACACAAGCTATGCAAACAATGCGTTTATTAGATTTAACGGTCACGTTTACAAGCAAGTAACAGGCAGCACCCAAACAACAAACAACTCTCCGCCCGTACACACTTCCGGCACAGAAACTTACGGAGCTGTGAATTGGGAGTATAGGCATGACGATACAGGCCATGCAAAAATAACCAGCTTTACTAGCGCCACATCTGTTGATGCAACCGTTCAGACAGATGATGGCGGCATATCTGTTCTACCGCATCAAGTGGTAGGCTCTAGCAACGCCACTACAAGATGGTCATTAGGCGCTTTTGGCGGAGACCAGGGCTTTCCAAGAGCGTTAGCGTTTTATGAAGAAAGACTATTTTTTGCTGGAACTACTGGACAACCGCAAACAATCTTTGGGTCTGTGTCTGCTGACTTTGAGAACCACACCCCAGGAACGGAAGATGATTCCGCTATCAATGTTACCATTGCCTCTGATAAAGTTAATGTTATCAAGCACTTGATGCAGGGCCGCTTTCTACAGATTATGACTACGAGCGCTGAGTTCACCATGTCCGGCGGCGGTAACGCTGTTCTTAGCCCTACTAATGTAAACGTGCTGCGCGAAACAACCTTTGGCACATCTGACATCACACCCATACGAGCTGCATCCTCGACCATCTTTATCCAGAAGGGTCAGGAGAAGGTAAAGGAGATTACGTTTAGCGAGGCGCAAGACGGACTAACAGGCGTAGAGTTATCTATCCTAGCTGACCATATTACCAGAGGCGGCGTTAGCGACATGGTGTGGCAGCAAGAGCCGGAGTTAATTATCTGGTTTGTGCATACTGATGGACGTTTAATTGGCTTAACTTACGACAGAGCAAATGGTGCGGTTGGCTGGCATACCCACACGCTAGGCGGCACAAACGCTATTGTGGAAAGCATCGCCTCTATTCCTAGCGGGGCGGAAGACCAAGTTTATGTTTCAGTAAAGCGCACAATAAACGGCGCTACTTATCGGCATATTGAGTATCTAAAGGCTATTAACTTTGGTGATGATGTCGGAGATGCTTTTTATGTGGACGGTGGCTTAACATACTCAGGCTCGGCGACAACGAGTATTAGTGGTATAAACCACTTAGAAGGTGAGGAAGTAGCTATTTTAGCTGATGGAGCTACCCACGCAAACAAGACAGTGACAGACGGCAAGATAACACTGGATAGAAGCGCCTCTAAGGTGCACCTGGGGTACAACTACACATCATTGGTAGAAACCCTGCGCCTAGAGGGCGGCGGCAATGACGGGACTTCTCAGGGCAATATTAAGAGAATCCACAACGTAACCAGCCGCTTTTTAAATACGGTAGGTGCAGAGGTTGGGCCGGATACGTCTAACCTTGACCGCATACCATTTAGAAACTCTAGCATGGCTATGAATACTGCTGTTCCATTGTTCACTGGCGATAAAGAGATATCGTTCCCGTCCGGCTACGACAATGATGCGCGGGTAGTTATCCGGCAGAACCAGCCATTGCCTATGACTGTGCTTGCGATTATTCGGAGGTCAAACACATTCGATGTATAATTTAGTGCCTTTTGATGAAGAGCATATTCACTTTATAGAAACAGACTATGAGTTTCCGCCGGAAGCACGGGCTATGTTTAATAATCACCACGCTATAAAAGGGTATAGTTTATTTAACGACGACCTAATTATGGCTGCTGCTGGGGTGCATATATTATGGGGCGGTGTGGCAGAAGGTTGGATAGTTATGTCTAAGCACGGGTACAGCACCCCTAAGACTGTTGCTAGATATACAGACAGGTTATTTGACGGTATAATGGCAGATAACGAATTGTGGAGAATACAAGCAAGCGTATCCGCTAGTGACACAAAGGCACTTAGGTTTGCAAGCTGGTTAGGTTTTGAGGATGAAGGTCTGATGAAAAAGTATGGCCCAGATGGTAGTGATTACCGCAGAGTAGCGAGGTTTGCGTTATGTTAGAGGTTGCAGCAGCCGCATCTGTAGCAAGCGGTGTTATGGGCTACAAAGGTGCTAAGTCAGCGGCGAAGGCTGATAAAGCAGTCACCGAGTATGAAAATCAAGTAAGAGAAAATGAAGCTGTATTACTTCGCAGAGAAAAGGCTGACCAAGAAAAAAACTTGCGGCAACAGTCTGACAGATTAGTTGGGCAGCAAAGAGCTGCTACCGCAGCCTCCGGCATACAAATGTCAGGAAGCCCACTACAGGCACTTGCTGATAGCTATTTCAAAACAGAGCAAGATGCTTTGAGAATACAGTATGCTGGCGATATTGAAGAAACAAAAAAAGAAGCAGATATTGCTTTGAATACAGCGGAAAGCAACGCTCGCCAAACTGCGTTCAAAATCCAAGGGTATCAATCTTTACTACAAGGCGCATCGCAAGGCGCTACATTGTTAGGGTAATAAAATGCCGAGAATACCGTTATACAATCAAGGGCAAGGCCAAACAGTTAAAATGGCAACAGGCCCATTATCAAGAGGGGTTGATAGAGGAGCTTTTACTGCGCCAGGCCGAGCATTGCAATCATTCGCAAGCACTGCTGGGAATATTGCCTTTCAGTTTGGACAAGCGGAGAAAAGAGCCGAAACAGACCGTGTGTATAATGAAAAGTTAACTCAATACAGCGCTGCGGCTGATGAACTTATTACAAACCCTGCGAGCAGAACTGTGCAAGGGTTTCAAATTGAGTCTGGAGAGTTTCGCCGCAAAGCATTGGAAGATGTCAATGGCATGGATGGCTTAACAAAAAGTCAGAAAGCGCAAATTACATCTGGCTTGGGAAAAGTGATAGACAGAAAAATAAGTGTTGGGAGAGGGCGCGTTTTTGATAAGCAGCAGTCAGAAAGAGCAGGGGTAATGAATCAGGGCATTGAAGCCCTTATGTCAGATGCTGCTGACAAAGGTATGCGCGATGTTGTTCTTAAGGATATAGGTGCGTTAATAGACTCCGCTGAACAACAGGGCCTGAACATCTCCTACGACATGAACTCTGTAAATTATGAAATAGACAAGCTAGACATTCTTGCTGAGTCAACTCAAGACAATATACCGCTATCTTATCACAAACAAAAAAGAGAGCAGATATTAAATGGTGAAGGCATTTACTCAAAGTACAACGCAGCGGAAAGAGAAACTTTAGCCGGAAAAGTTGGCAAGAGAATTAACTACTTAGAGGGTGAGGCAATAGCCGAAGCAAGCTCTGCTGCTAAAGATTTGTCAGCAAGAACATTGGCCTCTGGTGATGACTCTGGCTCTAGGGAGCTTGTGGCTAGACTTAAATCTCTAGGCCAATTTCAAGCAGCAGAAAACCTTGCTTTCAATACATTAGTAAACAAAAAAGTTTTTAACGAGTTTGACTCTATCAGGATGGCAAACCCTGTTACTGTCGCCTCTACCCTTAGAAATGCTGAGCAGCGTTGGAGAAGCTCTACTGGAGACCAGGCCGCAGAAAACTTGGCTGTTTACCAAAAACTTACTGAACAAACAAACGCGATGAAAGAAGCGATAGCGGCAGACCCCGTTGACTATATCGAGTCCGTTGCTGGGAAGGCTCTATCTCCGTTAGAAAGAGTAGAAAAGCAACGTATGCTTGGGTTGCAAGACTTTCAAATTTCACCATTTAGCAAATCTGAATTTACCCAATTAAAAGTTGAGCTTGAAAACTTAGACGCGGTTGAGTCAATACAAAGACTAGGACAGTTTTTTGCTCCGTATGCTGAGGACAAAGAAATGGAAAACATGGCCTTACGTCAGGCTATGAAAAATGGCATGACGTATGCGCAAAACATTGCTTTGGCTGACCCACTTAATCCGCGAGCAACAGACCTTTTGAACGCAGAAAAAAGAGACCAGACGCAGATTGATGCCACGCTCAAAGCCATGAATGAGGACAAGGCCACTATTCGGGCTGCTGTAGTGGGCCAGCTAGACGATTGGTCTAAAAGTGTCATAGGCGGCACAACTGACGGGTATTTAAATAGGATGGGTTCTGCTGGAAGACTTGCCGCAGTAGACGAAACTCAAAAGGCTGTTGTAAAGTTAACGGAAGTTTATGTGACTGCTGGCATGGACGTTTCAGCGGCAGCAAAAGCGGCAAGCAACATGATTACAGAAAAGTACGTTTTTGAGACTGGCAGAGGTGGCAGTAGTGTTCGTATGCCGTCCACTATTTCGGAGCAATCTAGTCAAGTAATGAAAGTTTTAGACCAAAGATTGTTTGAGGATAAATACCTAGAAGGCACAGTAATGCCTAACAAGCCGGATGCTACTTCAGAAGAAACAGCCCAGTACATAAAGGAAATCCGTTCCGAAGGTCGCTGGATAACATC